CCGTGTAAAACAAGAACTAAAAAACATGAAGGCAACTGAAGAAAAAACTCTGGAGGATAAAAAACTTACAACTGAGCATATTAAAAATGCTCAACAACAACATAGGATTAATTTATTTAAAGAGGCAACTCTTGGTATGCCTGGTAAGGCATTACTTAACCCAAAAGATACAGCGATTGAACTCGGTGAAGATATATCTCATAACCTGGGAATTCCCCGTGCTTATCCTTCTACTAATGCAAAATCTCTTGAGAAGCTTGCAATAGAAAAAATAAATTCAGGATGGGAAGGCTCTCGGATTCGAAAGGCTGTAACAGACTTATTTTCACCAAAAGGAAAAAAAGGCAAAAAACCAAATGGTAAACTTACAAAAAGCGCAAAACGCGCATTAGAGAGGATGAAAAAATGAGTATGATTGAAAATCCAAATATGGAATGGATAGACAACAACGACGGGAGCCGTCGTTATGCATTTATAAATGCTGGTGAGGAAACTTTTGTTAAACAAGACTCAAAAGATGAATGTGATATAAATTTAATTCTGGAAAGATGGCGTACTGATGGCGTAGCACGTTTGAACCAGGATGATGCTCAATTCTTGGATGTCACTGAGGTACAAGACTATCATGCAGCTATGAACTTAGTTAGCGATGCAAATAGCTCATTCGAGCAGTTGCCTGCTTCTTTGCGAAAAGAGCTAAAGCATGACCCTGCTAATCTTCTTGATTACATCAAGAATCCTGCAAATAAAGAAAAGCTGCTAGAGCTTGGTATATTGGAAGCCGTGGAGCTTCCTCCGGTCATGTCGGAACCTGTGCCGACTGAACCGACCCCCGCAGCGCCAGCTGCATAACACACTTCCCCTTGTTGTAAGTGTGTTGAGTGACACCAAGTCACTCTAAAAAAAAATAGGAGTATGAAATGTCTAGAAAACGTTCAAAAATTAACTATAAAAAGTCAAAAAAAATGTTTAGCAAAACTGCAAAAAAGTATAACAAAAAAAATAATATGTCCTCAATGCGTGGTGGAATTCGCTTTTGACATTAAAGTGCGTCAGTCCTTTGACGGCATGGCGTTCAAGAGATATTAATGATACTGGAAAACGTTCTTTAGTATTTCGCAAAGATTTAGCATATGATGATGAATCTTTAACTATTCGGTGTGGTCGATGCATTAGGTGTCGGCTGCACCGTTCTGCTATGTGGGCTGTACGTTGTGTACATGAGTCTAAGACTCACAAAAAAAACTCCTTCTTAACCTTAACTTATTCCCCTGAGCATTTGCCCTGGGATTGCAGCGTTCGATTGCGTGATGTCCAATTGTATTTAAAACGATTACGGAAAAGGTTAGATAAAAAAAAGATAAAATACTTTTTATGCGGGGAGTATGGCGATATCAATCGGCGACCTCACTATCATATTTTACTGTTCGGATATGATTACCCGGACAAAGTATTTTATAAAATGTCGGGCAAACGTGCCGATCATAAAAATCCTGTATACACGTCTGAATTACTTGAGTCAGATTGGGGTTTGGGACACTGCTACATAGGAAAAGTAACTTTTAATAGTGCTGCTTATGTCGCGCGTTATGTTGTAAAAAAGATTGTTGGTAAGGATGCTAACAAGTCTGTAGCTAGAGAGTTTCCTGGTTATTCCGTTGACCTTAAACCTTATCAATACTTCGATTCTAACACCGGGCAAATATTCGAATTAGCTCCTGAGTTCGTTACCATGTCTAATGGCATTGGGAAACAATGGTTCCTGGAAAATCATGGCGATGTTTATCCACATGATAACTGTGTTGTGAATGGAAAACCTTTAAAACCACCTCGATATTACGACTTAATCATGCAAAAGCTTGATGAAGATGTATGGTATGAGGTTGAAGCAAAACGTGATTCAGTTGAATTTAATCTTGACAATCCAGAAACATATGAACTACGCTCTCGAAATATAGCCGCTGAGGCTTCATACAATAAATTATATTCTAGAAACATTGGAGAATGAAAAATGATAAAAAAAGTATTTTGTATTTACGATTCAATCAGTGAGGTTTATATGCCTCCCTTCTGTGAAATTAACACACAAAGTGCAATTCGTATGATAAAAGATGCACACAAAAATCCCAATTCAGGCATTGGTGAACATGCCGATGATTTAGTTCTTTATGAACTAGGTGCATATTCAGATACAACAGCTGAGTTCAACTTTTATAGTGAACCAAAGCGGATTAATAAATTAACACATATTGTTAATGAAATTGTTTTCAATGAAAAAACTCATGGAGAAGATAAATCATGAAATCTATAATGGGTAATCATAATTTTGCACAGGTTCCCTCTGCTGATATTCAGCGTTCAAGCTTTGACCGGTCGCACGGGTTAAAAACTTGCTTTGATGGAGGAAAACTTGTTCCTGTATTCGTAGACGAGGTCTTACCTGGTGACACATTTAATTTGCAAATGAGCACTTTTCTTCGTCTATCAACTCCTTTACATCCTGTAATGGACAATATGTTTGTGGACAGCTTCTTCTTTTTCGTCCCTAGTCGCTTACTGTGGGATAACTGGGAAAAAATGCACGGTGCACAAGATAATCCAGGTGATAGTACCGACTTCACCGTTCCTGTTATGTCAAAAGGAGCTCATGCAACAGGCCTTGTGACATTGGGCGAATTGGGTGACTATTTCGGTTTGCCTCTGGGACTTGATGTTGCAACGACTGATGTCATGGCTTTGCCGTTTCGAGCATACACAAAAATTTGGAATGAGTTTTTCAGGGATGAAAATCTTCAATCTTCCAAAACAGAGTATACAGGTAATGGTCCTGACCCATTAAATTCTTATGCTTTGTTAAATCGTGGTAAAAGGCATGATTATTTTACTTCTGCTTTACCCTGGCCCCAAAAAGGGACAGACGTACCATTACCTTTAGGAAGCACAGCTCCTGTCGTTGGTGACGGTAATGTATTGTTATTTAATTATTTTGGTGGTACTCCACAACCGATTCAAGGTGTAACTGGTACTCAAACTGTTCAAGCTCAATCAAATTGGGCTGCTACTGGTAATCTATTATTCGGTGACCAGGGATTAGAAGTGGATTTATCTTCAGCAACTGCTTCCACTATTAACCAACTACGTGAAGCGTTTCAAATACAGCGCTTATATGAGAGGGATGCTAGAGGCGGCACACGATATGTTGAGCTCATTAAATCACATTTTAACACCACCAGCCCTGACTTTAGGTTGCAACGTCCTGAATATTTAGGCGGCGGTTCACAACCTGTGAATATCAACCCAATTGCGCAAACTGGTGAGAGTGGTACTACTCCCCAGGGTAACTTAGCAGCGATGGGTACTTCTTCTGGTTCTGGCCATGGTTTCACAAAATCATTCACTGAGCATGGTTACATCTTAGGTATGGTATCAGCGCGAGCTGATCTAACATACCAACAAGGATTGGAGCGCATGTGGAGTCGTCAAACTAGATTCGATTACTTCTACCCTGTCCTCGCTAACCTGGGAGAACAAACAATTCTCAATAAAGAGATTTTTACGCAAAATACTTCTGCTGATGAAGATGTATTTGGCTATCAAGAGGCTTTTGCAGAATATCGCTATAAGCCTAGTCGTATTACTTCATTATTCAGAAGTGATGCAGCTGGAACGCTTGATTCCTGGCATTTGTCACAAGATTTTGCGGCGCTTCCTGTTTTGAATGATACATTCATACAAGATAATCCACCGATTGACCGTGTTATTGCCACACCTACAGAGCCTCATTTCATTGGTGATTTTTACTTCACCCTAAAATGTGCTCGCCCTATGCCTGTATATTCAGTACCTGGCATGATTGACCATTTCTAAAAAATAATACAACCAGGGATAAAGCTTTAGTTTATCCCTGGTACCTATCGGAGAGATAATTATGTTATATTTACTAAACAATGCTGAGTCTATTTTGACAGCTATTAATGTTCTTTGGACTGCATACCTAGCATTAAGCAAACAAGCCAAGCCAAAAAAGGCGAAGCCTGATGTTTGATGCATTCACTGGTTCGTTAGTAGCTGGGGGAATTGGCGCAATTGCCAATGTCCTTGGAGGTCGTGAGCAAAATGCCGCTAACAAGGGCATATCTCAAGAGCAAATGGCTTTCCAAGAACGTATGAGCAATACAGCTTATCAACGTTCAATGGAAGATATGAAAAAGGCAAATTTGAATCCTATGCTCGCTTATATGAAAGGCGGTGCTAGTACCCCCTCGGGTGCTGGCATTCCTGCCTCTAATGTTTTCGATAAAGTCGGTGAAAACATTGACAAAACGGC